GACGACCCGGACGTAATCCCGGTCGACGGCGCTAAGGTGCTCACCCTCGCCGAAAAGTTCATCGACCGCTTCTGTGCGTTCCCCGATGAGCACGCGCTGGTCGCGGTCACACTCTGGGCGGCGCACTGCCATATGGTCGAGCACTTCCACACGACGCCGCGATTGGCTCTGCTCTCTCCGGAGGCGGGCTCCGGCAAGACCCGTGTTCTGGAGGTTCTGGATTTGCTGGTGCCGAACAGCATGTTCTGCCTGAGCGCCAGCCCCGCCGCGATCTTCCGCACGCTGGCCGACACGCCAATCACGCTGCTGGTGGACGAGGTTGACACCATTTTTCAGAGGCGCGGGAAGGATGACGGCAATGAGGACCTACGCGCGCTGCTCAACGCCGGTTATAAGCGCGGCGCCACTATCCCGCGCTGTGTCGGGCCGAAGCATGAGGTGCAGCACTTCGCTGTGTTCGCGCCGACGGCGCTCGCAGGACTGGGCGACCTTCCGGACACCATCATGTCGCGGGCAATCATCATCCGGATGCGGCGCCGGGCACCGAATGAGCACATCGATCCGTTCCGCTCGCGGGAGCACGAGGCTCCGGGCCACGAGATCCGGAACAAGCTGTGCGGGTGGGCCTATGTAGTCGGGCCTAAGGCAGGCGCCGACTGGCCGGTGCTTCCCGAGGGCGTCACCGACCGCGCCGCCGAGATATGGGAGCCGCTGATCGCGGTGGCAGATGCGGCCGGCGGTGACTGGCCGGCCCGCGCCCGAGCGGCCTGTGTCTCGCTCGTCAAGGTGGCTCAGGATCGCCGCGTCACCCTCGGCCTTCGACTGCTGGCCGACCTGCGGATCGTCTACGGCGACTCTGACGCACTGCCGACCGCGACCATACTCGAGCGGCTGTGCCATGGCGAGGATTACGGGCTTGAGGCGGACGCGCCATGGTCGGATCTTCACGGCAAGCCATTAGGCGAGCGCGGCCTAGCGTCGATGCTGAAGAAGTACGGCATTACTCCGATCAAGGTCCGGTTCGATGGGACCGGCAAGCCGCTACAGGGCTACCGGCGAGAGCCCCTGCACGATGCTTGGTCCCGATACCTACCCCCACACTTTCCAAAGGGAGCGGAACATCCGGAACAAGCGGAACAAGCCGGTCCGGCCGCCGCTCCCGTTCCGGATGTTCCGGATGTTCCGGATGCTATGGGAAGTGTGCGCTGGCAGTCATGCGATTCGTTCTCGGCGCAGTTCTGACGCCATGCCGATCCGGTTGACAGACCTCCGAGCCGAGCTTCAAGCCTTGCTAACCCGTGCCGCCGACACCGAGGCCCGCCGGCAACTCGCCCGTGACCGCGTCAACGAGCTGGCCGTTCGCCAGCACGAGGACGAGCTGCGTCGCTTGTGGGCCCGCTACACGGCGCTCGACAGTTCCACCGACACCCAACAGCCCACGGAGGCAGCCCGATGACCGACAGCACCGACAATCCCGCCGAACCTCAGGTTGACCGGCTCAACGCGAAAGTCCGCGAGCTGCTCGCCGAGAACCGGCAGCAGAAGGACCGCATCCGAGAGCTGACCGAGCTGGACGCCGCGCAGAAGGCCCGCCTGCATCGTTACGAGGTCGAAGGACCCGTAGAGCGCGTCATCGCCGATGTCGCCGTACCGGGGGCCGTAGACGCCTTCACGGCGCTTCTCGGCCAGCACTTCCGATTCGAGGCCGGCGGCGATGGCCAGCCTGTCATCCGCGATCCGCAGGGCCGGCCGATCATGCTGACAGCGCTGCCGAAGACCCGGGGCCGAGAGGTCGAACGCGAGGCCCGTGCCACGGTGGAGGACCTGCGCGCCCTCGTAGACTTGCCCGGTCTCCGCGAAAGGTTCGCGGCGATCACGGTGGCGTCACGGGCGTCGGGTGGCGGAGCAGGGGGCAGCACGCCCGGAGGCGCACCACGCGAGCCGCGGAAGCCGGCGCCAGAGCAGCGACCCGAGCCGAAGCTGGGGCTGCGTTAGCAGTCGGGCTAGTTGGTCAGTGGCTCACTCCAACCGTCGACCTTACGCCTACCGTCGAACTTAACTTGTCCGCCGGCAGCGTAACTCCAAATCGAGAAACTGGAGAAAACGTCTACCTTCGATGGGCTACCGAGGAGTTGTTCCACTTCGCTGGCGGACATGCCCTTTTCCAGCTTGCGCCAGTTAGCCTTGCTAGGGGAGACGGTTGCCTGGGTGCTCCGCTCGCGAAGCTGGCTCTCAAGGGAGGCCACTCGTTGTTCGAGTGCTTCAACAGTGGCTTCGAGTTTCTGCATCCGAGCATCAACGCTCGATTGTGCGAAGACGTGACCCGAAAAGAAAAGCAGGACAACCGGCGCAATCCGGACAAGTTGACGTGCTGTCACAGCGAAACTCCCTTTGTTCCCTTTAGCCTATTCAGGCTCGACTAATGCTATCGCGAACGCCAAAAAAGGCGAATTTCGTGTGCATCGGATCGAAAAACCGGCGCGTACAGCGAACGCGTGGCCGATGTCGCGTGTGAATTCGTCGAGAAAAATTGTGGTTGCGCGTGTGTGCGCGCCACGTGGTCACGCTTCGATGACGCAAAGTTGCACTAGGAGTTGCACTGCGCGGGATGTCTGAAGTACTTTGATCTTGCCTCGCTGGGATCCTCGTGGGATCCACGCGGGGCCTCTCCCGGTGCCATGCACCACGCCGTCGCGGGCTGCGCCCCACGGTCACTACCCAAAGTGATTCAACTCGCGCTATTGGCGCGAACGTGAGGCTTGCATGTCTACCGTGCGTATTCAGGACGTCGTAGTCCCCGAAGAGTTCACCCCCTATATCGTCGCCAACTCCGTCGAAAAAACCGCCATAGCGAAGTCTGGCGTCGCCCGGCGGAACGCTCAGATTGATGGCCAGCTCCAAGCCGGGGCCGATCAGTTCGCTACGCCATTCTGGCGGGACCTCGCCGACGACGAGGCCAACATCGCGAGCGACGATCCGACCGTCGAGGCGGTGCCCCACGCCATCGCGACGGGTCGCCAGCTCGTGCGCAAGAGCTTCCTGCACAACTCGTGGAGCGCGATGAACCTCGCCTCCGAACTGTCGGGCAGCGATGCATTGGCGCGCATTCAGGACCGCGTGTCCGCCTACTGGGCACGGCAGTTCCAGCGTCGCCTGATTGCGAGCCTGTCAGGGATCCTCGCCGACAACGTAGCCAACGATGCCGGCGACATGGTGCACGACATCTCCGCGGACGCCGGGGCGGCGGCCGTCTTCAACGCGACGGCCGTGATTGACGCCGCGATGACGCTAGGCGATCAGGTGGATGCACTGCGGGCCATCGCCGTGCACAGCGATATCTACAGCGTGATGCTGAAGGCCGACCTGATCCAGTATGTACCCGACTCGCAGGGCGGCCTGATACGCACGTACCGCGGCCTGTCGCTCGTCGTCGACGATGGCCTGCCGGCTAGCGGCGGTGCCTACACGTCAGTACTGTTCGGCGACAACGCAGTCAACTACGGCATGACGGCTCCGCGTATCGCGGCTGGCACGGAGATCGAGAACAAGCCGTCATCTGGTAATGGTGGCGGTCAGCAAATCCTGCACAGCCGCCTGAATCTCGCCGTGCACCCGGCTGGCTTCTCGTGGGTCGAGGGCAGTGTCGTGGATGAGTCCCCGACTATCGCCGAGCTGGCACTCGCGGCGAACTGGAACCGCATCCTTGACCGCAAGGCGGTTCCGATTGCGTTCCTGATTGCACGGGCAGCTGCGGTGTAGCTCGATGCCACGTAAACAGCCACCGGCGGATGCAGCGGAGCGTGTCGAAGCGCTGGCCGCCGACGGCTTCTCCATGGTGGGCGTCGCGAAGCGCTTGGGCACGTCGTTCGACGTGCTCACGCGTTGGATGGAGGAGCGGCCTGCACTGCGTGCCGCTTTTGACCGGGGCAGGGAGGACGAGCGCTACGCCCTGCACAACCAGCTCTATCGGCTGGCGATGGAGCAGGGTCACGCGCCATCGGCGATGTTCTTGTTGAAGGCCCGGCACGGCTACCGCGAGGGCGAGCCCGTCGAGGTCAACACCAACGTGCGCCTGACGTTCACCTTGCCGAACGCCATGACGGTCGATCAGTTCCGGGGTGCCATTGATGCAGAAAGAACTGCCCCTCAACAGCTTCCAGCGCCGCCTGCTCGCCGTTCCCGAAGAGCTTGACGTCTTCGTCGGCGGCGGACGTGGCGGCGGTAAGAGCTACGGGCTCGCGCTGATCTCGCTCCGTCATGCCGAACAGTACGGCCGGCACGCGCGGATCCTGTACTTGCGTCGAAGCTACCGCGGCCTCGCCGACTTCGAGCTGCTGACGCGGGACCTGTTCGCCACGATCTACGGCATGGGTGCCCGCTACAATGCAGCCGAGCACGTGTGGAAGCTACCCGGCGGTGGCTATCTCGAACTGGGCCAGCTTGAAACACCGGGTGACTACTCGAAGTATCAGGGGCGCAGCTTCACCCTGCTGATGGTCGACGAGGCCGGGCAGTACGCCGAGCCCCTGCTGCTCGATCACCTCCGCTCGAACCTCCGCGGACCGAAGGACGTGCCGACACGGATGCTTGTGGCGGCCAACCCTGGCGGGGTTGGCCACCACTGGCTCGCCTGTCGGTACGTGTTCCGCGCTGCGCCGTGGACGATCTTCCACGAGGAAGCGTCCGGCCGGCAGTGGGTCTATGCGCCGTCGACGTTCCGGGAAAACGACTTCATTGACCGCGAGCAGTACCTTGCGCAGCTCGAGGCCGCGTGCCCCGACGATGCCGAGCTGCTGCGTGCGTGGACCGACGGCGACTGGGCGGTCAATCGGGGCGCGTACTTCGCGGCCGTGCTCGAAGAGAGCCGTGTCGCGCTCGATCCGTGGGAGTGGATCCCCGACGGCTGGGCGACGTACCTCGCGCACGACTTCGGTAGCTCCGCGCCAAGCGTCACCTACGTCGTGGCGGTCTCGCCGGGCGAGGAGTTGGGCGGCCGATACTTCCCGCGCAATAGCCTCTTGCTCGTGGATGAACTCGCGGCTGTGAAGCGCGGGCAGTTGAACTCGGGCCTAGGGTGGACCACGCAGCAGATCTCCGAGGCCATCCGGGCCATGTGCTCGAAGTGGCGCATTGCGCCGGCGGGCGTCGCCGACGATTCGATCTTCGCGGCGACCGGTCACCAGACCGGCAGCCTCGCCGACGAGTTCCGCACCCACGGCGTCTATTTCAGTCGGGCCAAGAAGGGCGGCCGGGTGGCCGGGTGGCAGGTCATGCGGCGGTTGCTGGCGAACGCCGGCAAGGCGGATCGCGCCGGCCTGTACGTGTCCCGGGCCTGTGAATACTTCTGGGCGACTGTGCCGTACCTCGCCCGTGATGACCGGCGGATCGAGGACGTGGATAGCGATGGCCCGGATCATGCGGCCGATGCCGCGCGTTACGCCTGCATGGCCCTACGGCCGGCGCGTGAGGTGGACCTAGGAATCGCCTGCTAGCACCATGGTCGCCTCCGAGCGGCCCCGACAAGTCGTGAGTGTCGGCAACAACCACGAAAGGCGGCGCGGTCACTTCCTCTTGCACCGTTCGGACCGGCGGCCGCCAACTCGCCAGTGCATAGGAGCCCTCCGCAGGGGCTCGGCGTTGGGCCGGCGCTGCATGTCATGGGTACGTAGCGGCCCTAGTGCAAAAGTGGCGCGGCGGGGCTAGGGTAAGGCTTGTCGGCCGCCGGGACGATCGGGCCGTGAGCGCCTTGCTTTAGGACGCGCAATAGAAGCCACGGTGAGGCGGGCCAGACGGAAAGGGAGGTCACGCGATGTCTACTTTGGTCTTTATCGCCATCGTTGCGGCGATCGCCTACGCCTTTTACGTGATTCGGAAGAGGAAGCCGCCTGAGGAGGCCAACGTCACTCTGCGCGTAACCGTCAGCGGCGGCGAAACTAGGGACCGGTCGCCCGGCATGGATCCGACGACCCTCCCCGCCGCGTGGGAGACGATCGCAGGGGATAATCTAGCGTTGAAGCTATCCAGTAGCGTGACCGTCACGTTGCAAGGGCCAGTCGATGCAGCGCGAGAGGTTGAGCGGTATCTCAAGCAGACGCGAGGCAAGTACTTTCCTGATCGTGCGCCGGGTCTCGCAGTCCTAATGTCCCGATTGAATATCGAGGTCCCAGAGATCGAAGTATTTCGCAAGTCGATTCTTGCGAAGGTGCAGCGAGCAGCCGTAGCCGCAGTGTCAAAGAATCG